CGTATCCGATGTAAGCAATCTGAATATCAAACGATATTGCCATTAGGTCAGCCGCCCGATGCTAGGAACTTGCCCGCCGCACCAATCGTCACCCACGCACTATCAGAAACCCGTGCATCAACCGAGATGATGAAACAAAGCGTCGCGCACTGCGGCAGATCGAACCACTGAAACCCTGCGTATCCCGCCGACCCAACAATCCCCTGACCTGAAACATACCCACCGCCAGCAAGTTTCAACGAAACAATGCGGGTGCGAGAGTCAATCGTGAGCGTCGAACCTGACGGGAGTTGCGAAACGGTTATTTCTTGACACGGTTCCACACACTTCCAATATTCGTCATCTGCGAGAATGCCACACGGACAAGCTTGACCAAGTTCTGCGCGCGGGTTCTGGTAAGCCGAAATTTTGAGGTTCCGCAGATCGGTAGCGCCCGCAAAAATCTGGATGAAAGAAGTGGCACTGTTCCAGTCGGCAATGTTTGTGTACGACGCGCATATCTGTTTCGTCACCCACGGCTCGCACCAACAGTCATCGTCAGGAATGAACGGCAACGGCGGGGCGATTCGCGTTATGCCGCAATCAGGAACGAATGAGACAGGTTCAATCTCGGGGCAGTCAATGCAGTCGGTGAAACACTTTTCATATTCTGTCGCGCCGAATGCTTCCTCAAACACGGGGAACGTCAGGTCGGAGAAGATGTATGGAAGCTCGGAAGCAATCGTGAACTGGACCTTTAGTGTTGTGTATCCACACTGATCGCAGCAGGTGCCGAACTTGTCCACGACCTTCGGCCCGTCAACCAGCCCTGTCCGGTGCAGGAGTCGGCCATAGTCAATCGGGTCAGCGCCTTCAGGTGGGCAGCACTTGAGCATGAAGAAGTCACCCAACGCGCAATCATCGCACCCAGTAGAACCGATGAGTGCCTCGTTCAACCAGTGCAGTCCGTACTCCGAACCGCAACAGGTCTTTGCAAATAGGTAACCAGTGACGGTGAGGGTTCGTGGCCCCAACTTTAGCGGACCCAAACTTCCGCCATAAATCGAAGCGGCAGTCAGATCACGTTGCACAACCGAATCGAAACCTGTGATGTCTTCGACGAACAGACCGTAGAAGTCTGCGGAGTCAGGAACATCGGGGTCATACCAGGGCGGGTTATCTCCATCAACCGCCAAGTCAAGTTCGTATATTCCTGACGGCCCAGTCACTTCCCATATCCAAGTCCACCCTGTTGCAGAGATGCTCACAGGAGCGATACCACCGCCCAAGTTGAAGCAAGTGAAACTCACCGCAGGAATTGCAGTATCAACAATCGGCGTGTCCCAACGAAACTCAACATCAACCGCGCCTGTCGGTTGAGACAAAACTTGCGACGCTGTTCCCGCTGGAAAGAAGTTCCATCCAGCGGCACCTGCTCCAGTAAGAAATGTTGAACCCGGCAGCGGGTTAGTAAAATCGTCTAGTGACCACAAGTACATTCCCGAATCCGCTGAAGTCCACAAACCCGCGTCAACGGTGATGCAACTAATTCTGCAACCAACAAGCACGGCCCCCGGCACAGGTGGAACTACCGGCATGACAACACCCGCACCCATAAAATCTGTTGCAGGGGGAGCAGCAAAAGTATCGAATAGCAAATTGAGTGAGGCTGGATTCAGGCTCGAGCCAGGCAGCAGTGGAATGCCACCAAATGTTGACGCGTCAACAAGATCATCCGTCTGCTCAACTTCAATCTCAGTCGTGCCAACCCCGTTAGGCTGATCGCAGAACATCGCTGAAGCAGGCGAACACGGAACTTTGTTCACCGCATATGGCCCAAGATTGCCCGCAACCCCCATAGCGAACCCGCCGAGAACTGTTGCAGCGTCAACCCCATACGGGTTCCCGCGCAGATAATCCAGGGTTCGTTGATTGTTCCACAACTCAACTTGGTTGCCGTAAGCGTAAGCTTGATACATCAGCGCCTCGTAAAGTTCACGCGAGTGGAAGCCTGCTCACGAGCCTCAATCTCAGCAATCACTTGAGCCATACTGATCCCGTAGATGTTGTAAGTGTTGCCCTGACCAGGGAACAAACCTTGAACGGCAACACTACCTGCCGCATTCGCACCGAGTGGGACACCTGTATCGCCTTGCGTTGCCGAACGCTGTCCAGCGGCCTGAGATAGCACGCCCATGAGCCCTGAGTCTTCAGCGAGTTGCAAAGCACGCATCGGTCGGGTCAGGGGGATAACAACCTCCGGTCCTGACTCGCCAAGTAGGGCGGTCATTCTCCGAGAGACAATCGCACCATTGGCAAGACCAGCGTGAACGTGGTCGTGGTGATCTGCACGCGTAATTGGATTACGGACGAACCCACCGCCTGGACCTGAATAGATCAACTCTTGCAAGATGTCTCGTACGGGCTGGAACGCTTGATAAATCCTCAACAACTGTGGGGAATCCCTACTGGCTTGCATTCCTGCGAAGTCAACTGCCCGACCAGAAGCATGAAGCGAAGCTCTTGTGTTTCCAGAACCACGAGTCGTAGCACCCGCACGCACCATCGAAACAGCACGGAACGGAACCTGCGTAGCGGTCATGTAGTCGATCAACGCCCGATAGTTACCCGGACGGCCAGCAACCTGACGCAACCTTTCAATCGCGGCAGGCAACCCGATAGGTGTACCCGCAGGGAACGCAGTACCAGTACCACCTATGGCATCCGCAGCGGCTTTATTGGCTTCTTCTATCTTCTGGCCGACAAATCCAAGGCCACCCATCGCCGCAGAAGAAGCAAGGCCACCCAAGTACTTCGGAGCGTAGAAGGCTTGTTCTGTCAGATTCTTAGCCTCAGCAAACGTCACCTTTAGGGCATCTTTCAGCCCCTCCAGAATCGACGATGGCAACATATCGAACGAATCCCCACCCATCGGTGGCATCGGTGACGCAGGCGCACCCATCTGCGGCAAGAATCGTTCAGTCATAGCCTTATCTGCTCGAGGGTCACGCTCCCCGAAATCACCTCGCCGGAGAGCGTCAAACTCCGCAGGAGTCATTGCTTTCATAACGCTTGCAGGGATAACACCCTCACCGCGTTGCATTTTCACGAGCATCTCGGAGGAATCGAATGGCCCGCCCGTTTCAGGCAACCGGCCACCGATCACACCGCCCTCATGCGCTGTGGGGAAGGTCAAAGTCGGTATGTTGATATTGGCTGTGGCTGGAATTTGGTCCAACGCGCCGGTCAGAGTTGCGGCAAACGGATTCCAGATACCAGATGCGAAACTTACGAACGGCCCAGTGATCGCAGCAGTGATCTGCCCTGCGATACCGCCCATGAACCCTGGCAAGCCGCCAAGTCCGAGCGTCAAACTTGCCTGCCATGAGGTAACGAAAGTTCCAATGTCAGCGAATACCGCCTTGAACGAATCGGCAAAGGCTCCCATGCCACTAGACATGCTCAACCAGATCAGATCACCAGTGTTTGCCAGCAGGCCACTGATTGTGAGGGGCCATGCTGCAATGTACGCAGTCAAGCCCTGGAGCAACGTCAATATCTGAAGAACGAGGAACTGGAAGGTGACTTGTATGCCAGCCCATACGGTTTCGCCAAAGGTCTTGAGAGATTCAACGGCAAAGATCGAAAGGTTTGTGAACCAATCCTTGATCGGTTGCAGGGTAGCTACTGCTGAGTCAACAACAGATGACAGCGCCGTTGTGACCGTCGAAGACATGCCGCCAGAATCGGGTGCAGATGGAGCCGCAGACATCGAAACGCCGGACGAGCCGCTGGAGATAATGTCCATCAAACCAGACTGAACTAGCAACTCTTTAGCCCGCTCAGGTTTCGTCAGCGGAATAACAACCTCAGCGCCAGCCTCACCGATTATCGCAGTAGTCGCTTCGCTGAAGATTCCACCGTCAGCCAACTCGGGGAGTTTATATAGCCTTGGAAGCCCCGCAAACGGTTTTACACCGAACGCCGAGACTTCACGCAGCTTATCGAGCAGCTTGTCGTTGATAAAACCGACCATCCCATTGTAAATCTTGGCAGCAAAGTTGCTGGCACCACTGGCAGCATCGCCAAGAGCGCCGACCAGCTTGCCTGGAATACTCTTGAAGAAGTCAATCACGCCAGTCAGAAGTTCAGGGCCTTTTTCTACGACCAGAGCAAACCCTGCTTTAGCCCAACCAAACAATGTCTCACCGATAGCACCAAGCGCACCAATGATCTGGCCGGGAATGCCGATCACCCAACCGATAAGAGTGCCTAGAACCTCCGGCCCCTTCTCCACGATGAATCCAAACGCGATCTTGATACCGTCGAACAGCAGCCCGCCAAGAGCGATAATCCCATTGACGATCAGTGTTGGGATCGTCAGAACCCAACCAAGCAAAGTTGCGAGGATGCCAGGCCCGTTCTCAACCAACCAGTTGAACGCACCCGTCAACCAACCCAACAGCATCCCACCGAGGCTTCCAAGCAAGCCAAGCAGCATCCCTGGAATGCCAGAAATCCAGCCCCACAGGGTAGCGAGTATTCCCGGCCCGTTCTCCACTAGCCAGTTGAAAGCAGTAGTTAGCCAGCCAAGCAGAAGTCCACCAAGGCTTGCGAGAACACCGATGATCTTTCCAGGAATACTAATAAAGAAGTTTATGATTCCGAGAAGTATCCCCGGCCCATACTCAATAATCAGATTGAACGCGACTTGGATTGCAGCCAGAAGCATATTGCCAAGACCTGCCAACAGCGCTATCAGCTTGGCCGGTATACCTGCAAAGAAGTTCAGCACTAGAGAAAGAACCACTGGCAGATACTTGACCAGCAGGTCGAACGCATCTGCGATCCACGGGAACAACATGTTGCCGAGAGCAGCCAACGCCCCGATAATCATGCCTGGAATGTTCTTGAATACGTCAATAACGAAGTTGAGAGCCTTCGGAATCATTTTGACTAGCCAGAGGAACGCTTCCTTGATCGCGTTGAAAAGGATTCCCCCTAGATTCTTGAGTCCCCTTACCAACAGGCCACCAAGATCACCGATCCAGTCGCTCAGTACGCCGACTAGACCCGGTACAACAACAGCTATGAGCTTGGCAGCGCTCTTGATAATACTGAGCAGGATGGGCGGCATACGCTTTATGAACATCTTGAACGCTTCACTAAGTTTCGGTGCCGCTTCTTCCGTTATCCAAGTCTTAGCGCTCTCAATCAGACCCCCGAAGAACCCCGGCCCTGCATCCTTCTCGCCTTTGCCCCCGCCCTTCTTCTTTCCACCACCAAACAAACCAGAAATGAAGTTCCCAATCATCTCCGGTAAGTCCTTCAGCTTCGCAAAGACGGTCGGCAGGTTCTCAACAAGCCAATCAACGGCTATGCCGAAGAACTTGGCGAACATCTCGCCGCTGTCGCCCACCCAGTCAACCAGCTTCCCTGGCAGTTCGATTAGGAAGTTGCCGACGGCTGCGACAATTCCGCCCAGTCCTTCTTTGATCTTTTCCTCATCAAACGTGAGCAGCCCAGCTATGACATCACCGATATTGCCAACGATGTCGAAACCTGTTTTGATCGCGTCAAGAACCGTCGTACCTATGCTGCCGAGAATCGGTATGTCTTTGATCTTGTCACCGATGCCATCCAGGGCATCAGGAATGATATTGGAAAACAGTTCCGACATGCTTGTGAGCAGGCCCGGTATCACCTCTTGCAAGGTGGTGAGCAACGAATCCTTGAGTTTGCCGAAACCCTCTTTGATCTTGTCTGTATCCCAAGTGAACACTCCGCTCAAGATGTCAGACCAGCCACCGAGTATGAGTAGAAGTGAATCAAGCGCGGCTCCGAGCGCCTCAGTCAGTGGGCCGAGAACAGGAATATCACCAACTTCATCAGTGATAGCTGTCATCAGATCATCAAGGAGGTCTCTAGCCTTATCCGCCAGTTCAGAAGTAAAGTCCCACGTTTGCACCAGAATGTCTCTGATTGCATCTGGTAATTGCTTGATTGCATCGCCAACATTTGAGAGTGCCGTCTTAGCCGTATCTGCCGCACCCTGAAAGTCGCCTGAGAACAGTTTTAGAAGCGCCTTGAATCCGTCAATGATGGGTTGAATAACAATCCCGACGAGTAGGTCGTAGACCCTACGGACTGCGATTCCAAAGTTCTCTAGCGGTCCGATGCCTTCCTCAATCGCAGGTTTGCCGTTGAGGAATGCTTGAGCAAACTCTTGGATTTTATCTACAAAGCCGTCCACCAGATTTCTAAAGGGCTCAACCTTGTCGTAGGCCAACTTGAAAGCAAACCCAAGAGCGATAACTGCTGCAACAACTAGGAAAATGGGACTCGTAAGTACGGCCAGAGCCGTGTTGACGGCCCAGATCGCCAACGCGAGTAGACCCCAAGTGATAATCATTGCCGCAATGACAATCGCAGCAATTTTGATTCCGTCGATGACGGTCTGGAGCGTGTTCTTGAAGTTTTCAAGTTCCTCGGGACTCAGACCCTTGACCCAATCTTGGAATTTGCCTATCGCTTTAGATACATACCCGATCAGTACCGCTATTGAATCGCCCAGACTCTTGAAGATGTCCGACAGAACGGAGGATTTCTTGCCACCCTTTTCAACTCCATCACCAAGTTCTTTGATCGGCTTCAGAAGGTCGGTAACGAGCTTGTAGACATCCTTGATCTGGGTAAACAGCTTGCTGAGAGCATCACGGAACGCTTCAGAAGATTTGTAAGCTCCGATAAGAGCGGCGGCAAGCACGATGAATCCTATGAATGCAGGGTTTGCTGCAAGCCACGAAAACATCTTGACTAGACCAGCTATGCCTTTAGTTAGTGAGCCGAAGATTCTGAAGGCGATACCAAGTCCACCTAAAGCGAAGATGATGCCAACAATCGCCTTGATTACCCCTGGAGATTCCTCCATCAACTTGTTGAAGAACAGGGCTACGGCATCAGCGGCATCAGCGAACTTGTTTATGATTCCGTCTTTACCACCAAGGGCAACAATGGCGATTCCCTGGAGCGATGAAGTGAAGCGCTTGAGACCACCTTTCACGCCTTCCATCTGCTTCACGGCAATCTCAGCAGCAGTACCGCTGTTAGCCATCTTGTCGCTCAACTTAGAAATTTCCTCTGCGGGAAGATTCATAGCTTCAACAAGCGCAAGCCCGGATTCACCAAAGATGTCTAACGCTTCGGCTGAAGTAATCCCAGTGCCTTCCAAGAGTCTCAGAACAGACTGAAAGCTGAGAACGTCACCATCAGCATCAACCATCGTGCCGTCAAGTTTTCTGGTAGCACCAATCAACGGCAGAATCGCATCGTTGGATGTTGCTTGCATTGCTTTCTGAAGCTTGTCTTGCGCTTCAACGGTGGACGCTCCACGTTTTATGAATGCACCAAGAACTGCTGTTGTGTCATCCATGTTGAACTTGAAGTCCGAAACGGCATCAAAGGATGACAAGAACGCCCATCTCAATTCGTCGTGTTGCTTCTTGTTGAACCCAAGAGCCTTTGACGTAACGTCAATCTCTTGACCAGCTTCTTTATTCTTCTGGGTTAGTACTCGTAGGGCCTCAGAGCCTTGGGAAACCAAAGACAGGAAACCCGGTCCAGCACGCTGACCGAAAATCGTGATTGCGTCAGCAGTATTGAAGGAGGTTTTCTCCAACTGACCAATGATGTTCTCTAGGGGAAGCAGGTTGCCAGCAGCATCCTTCGTGATTAGGCCAAGCTTCTCAATAACCGCAGCGCCCATCTTTGTGGGTTTCTCCAGCTTGACGATTGAGCCTCGCAACGCAGTACCACCAAGACTGCCTTTCAGCCCAGCATTTGCAAGCAGGCCGAGAGCCGCTGTTGTTTCCTCAAATGAAACCTTTGAGGCATTGGCAACAGGTGCCACATACTTCATTGCATATGACAAGTCCAAGAGATTCGTGTTCGTCTTAGTCATTGTTTTGGAGAGAACGTCGTTTACTCTCCCGACTTCGCCAACCTCCATGCCGAATGCCCTGAGCGTGTCAGCAGCAATCCCTGTAGCCGTTGCAAGATCAAACCCACCAGCAGAAGCAAGACGCAACGTGCCGGGGATGGCTTTCATAATCTCGTTAGTATTGAAACCCGCCAAAGCGAGTTTTGTCATTCCGTCAGCAGCCTGAGCAGCAGTAAACTCAGTATCCCGACCAAGTTTCTGAGCTAGGGCATCAAGATCATCGAACTCTTTGCCGGTCGCTTGAGTAATTGCCCCAACTCGCCGCATGGAAGTATCAAAATCGTATGCAGCCTTCCCACCCAGAACCCCGAATGCGACTGCCGCAAGAGTAAAACCGCCAAGGGCCTTACCCATAGCAGTTGATTTAGCCGCAACTCCGCCTATGGATGCGCTGACTCCAGCAAGACCAGTCGAAAGAGCGCCCGCGCCCATCGTGCCTGGAGCCATAGCCGCCGTAGTTTTTGCGCCGAGTCCGGCCAGTGTCGCATTGAATGCCGTTGTATCAGCGACAATCGTAACTACTGCTGTTCCAACAATCTGTGGCATCAAGTCACCCCGTGAAAACTGGTGTCAGAATTAGCAAGAGTGTGCTGATCCGCGAAAGCATCATGGTCACTATTCCACCATGAAGGAGCCTCTTTGCCCTGCATACTTGCAGGAAGCATCGGATCGTCAATGATCTCCCCGCCGTGTTCACCAAGCCGACCGGCCAGAGCCAAGTCAACTTTCTTCCGACCTTCCTCGTCTGCATCTTTGACCAGACGCGAATAGACAAAGTTGAGCATCTCAACAAGTGAAAGGTCTGCTAGTCGCCTACCGGACTCAACAAGCCAGCCGTCAACCTCAAGTGCGTTGTAAGCGCACCACGAACTGAGGACTACGACTGCTCGGTAGGGCGGGCAGCGATTACCTCAGTGGCCGACTCAAGAATCTTGTTCAACTCATCGAAGTCAATGATGGGGTCAGCTTCTTCCAGAAAGTCCATGAACCGCTCACGGTCATCGACGGCGACAGCATGATTGAGGAAGTCAAGGATTGCGCCCATCTGACGAGCGGGAGCAGTTTTGGAGTCACCTGCTGCGGTCAACCTGAGCATGACAATCGCAGGAATCTGCGGCGCAAGCTCGAAGCTTTCCTCAC